GAGAACATGTCTAAAAGCAGTCGGTAAGCCCTTCTAGACCTTCTCTCTACTGCACCCAGTCGGTTAATGACCCTTATCCCCCCCGGAGCTTTACCGGTGGAGGGTAAAAGCTCGTCAAGCTCTTGCACCCTAGCCGCTATCTCACATAGGAGGAGGTAATGTTCTGGGAGAGCATCGGAGCTATCTACAGGATAATCCATAGCTTCGATTATCCTAATAGTCTTCATAGTCAGATGGTATTATCTTCCTCGATGTTCTCCAATACTGGGTTAGAAATTAGCCGACTTGTTTTAGGATCGGCAATGCTCCAAGGCTCTAATCCGTTAATGCTGCCACCATCATCTAATGATTGTTCTATTGTGGCGATGTAGGCATTTATGTGTTTGATGCCCTTCTTATATCTTTTAGCGGTTGCAGTTGCTTGGTTCTCTAAATCCCTTGTAGCGATTGTAGCCTCACGAATAGATCTGAGGGCGTTTAATTCATATGTATTATCCATTGTTTTCTTTTAGATACAAATGACCATATGTCAAATGGGTCATCTAATGCTAAACCCAATGGAGGTGGGAGGAATTGAACCTCCGTCTTCAGCCTAGGCTAAATCGAAACCATTACACCCCCTCCGGTATAAATTTCTGGCTGCCATCCCTCGGAAGACGAGGAGAGACGCTCGCCCCTTAAAAGGGCGATGTCTCGTATCCGTCCGTGCGTTGGTGACACCAACCTATATAAGATGTCGTCGTTTACGACAAACCATGTCGTTGGGTTTGTCGTAAATCTCATAAGTATCTAGTAATTAGTATATTGAAAAACGACAGGGTTTGTCGTTAGGCAAAAATGGCTAAAACCGAAAACGACACGCTTTTGACATGTCGTTTTGATGTCGTTTTTATGTCAAAAATACTTATTTTCCGGCTATTGAGAGCATAATAATCTATGACTTAAAACGACAAAAGCCTTGGCTGCAGTAGCCGGTAGAACCCCATTCCCAAGACACCTTAACCGGTCTATTCTATTTGCGTCCACCCTACAGGAAGTCCCATCAGTTGCTCTACCCAGTCCGGATTCAGTTTTAACGACTCTTGGCTCTTCCCATTCGTGTTGGAACTCTCCGGGTCTGGATGGCCAAGATCCCCACGCACCGCTAACGCACTTAGGCAACGGCTCGCCTGCGTGTCCCCACTTATCCTGTATTTCTCCTCTCCCACAGTTACTGTTGGGTAGTTCTTGGCTTGTGTCCCTAGTCGTGGAAACACATGTCCGTTCTTCGTCTGACACCCTGTGTGGTTCTGAGCTTCTGGTGTTGCCCAGTTCTTCGCTTGATCGTCTAGAGGTATCCCCCCCTTGCCATTCGGTCTTGTTGAATCCGTTGCACTCGCTCTCGGTGTTGCCCAGTTCTGTGGGTTCAATACTTCCTCCCTCAGATTCTTGCAGCCTCCCTTGTTCGCCCTGTCGCTTCTCTCCGATGGCTTCCGGACATCCGATCTGAAGTCCATCAGTTGAGGAGTTGCCCAGAACAGTTCGTAGTTCTCCACCGCATCTCTCAGCTTCGCTCCGTAGGTCATGTGTGGTTTGTCCTTCTTGCGTAACTTCGCTCCGGTCTGCGTCCACTCCACTCTGTCGGCTTGCGATCCTCCCTCCGGATCTGACAGACTCGCAGTCGGCCATCCCAAGGATGAAGACTCGCTTTCTTTGGTGTGGTGCGCCCACTTCACTCGCTGAGAATATTCCTGCCGTTGCTCGGTAACCCAGTTCTTCCAATGTTCTGAGGACATACTGGAGAACGGGTTCTCCTTCGTTGGTTTTGCAGGAGAGGATTCCTTGAACATTTTCAAGAAATATTGCTCCTGGTCGGCACTTTCTGATTCCTTCTGCAATGTATGGAAAAAGGTGTCTTCCTTTGCTATCATTGACACCTTCTTTCTTACCTGCTTGGCTAAATCCTTGGCATGGGAAGCCGCCAGAGAGGACAGATACTTTTCCACAAAACTGCTCGTATGGGAAGGTTTTAAGATCCGTGAAGATAGGTGCTGCATCCAAGAGACCCTTTTCCATCTTCGTAACCAAGTTCTCGATAGCGAATGATTCGATCTCCACATGAGCGATTTCTCTGACATTTGGGAGAACTCTTCTGAGTCCAAGCCCAATGCCTTCATATCCGCTACAAAGCGAGAGGTGTGTAATTGTTTCGGTAGTATCCACATTGTGTCTTTCTTTTAGTGTTATTATTTAGTTATAGACCGCACATGCCTTCGCACTCGGCCTTAAAATCCCATACTTGTTGCCCCTTATCTTCATCAGAGTCTAGATCTACCTCAGACAGAGGCTTACAAGAGCTATGCAAGTAGACCTCCATCCTCATAGCCTCTCCATTCTCTTTGAAGGCTTTACGTATTGCTTCATCATAAGCTACCGCCTTCTTGAAAGTCTCTGGGTCATGGTCTCTCTTTCTTCTCCAATCTTTGTCTGAGTGAAATGGGCAATAATAACAAGCAGACCGGGGAGGAATTTTGTATCCATGTTTCTCCATCCACATCTTGCATTGGACTCTAGTCATACGCTTCTCTATCAATGGAAATCTATTCTGTGACCAAAGATTGACCGACTCCTTCATTCTTTGTAATTCATCCCAAGATATTCCTATCCATTGAGTCACAGTCGTTTCTTTCTGCGCTCTTTTGATATTACAACGCTTTTTGAGTTCCTTGTATATGGGTCTAATCTTGTATTCTGCGGTGCATCGCCTTCCTATGGCTGCGGTCTTTCTTCCGTTTGGCATTATACCAAATAGTGGAATGTATTGCATCATGTAGGTCTCTCCTACTTTAGCACCTCTACCGGTGTCCCTTTGTTTTACACGAGGGGTCAAAGTATCTTTAGTGAGATCTCCACCGGTTACAACATGCACCGGGAATGGTAGTTCATCAATGAGATACTCTAGCCATTCGTAAACCTCTGGTGGTTCAGCCTGTGTGTCTGCAAATACGGCAAAATCTGGCATGGGTTTTATTTCTCCATGTGCAGCCATGAAAGCCATTGTAGAGGATTGAACGCCTGCTCCGAGGCTCAAGACATTGTATTTAGTGTCGATTAAATCATTTAAGAAGGATGGTGTTTTCATGTTATGTATTTAGTTAGTTAAATTTGTTTAATTGAGATTGCTCCAGGCAGTAGCTCTTGCCATATCCTAGATCAAGTAAGTTTTCTTCTTTGATTAGGTCGGCTTTATATACCCATCCAACGAATGAGACTGAGTTTTTATCTACGACCGCCAAAACATATCTATCTATGTCTGGGTTCACCTTTAAGCTAGCGAGCAGCATACCAGATTTGTAGATAGTAGATTTGATGTCATACCTCTCTCCATTAAGGATGCCATCCGCAGAGCCAGATCGAGGTTCAAGTCCAAGATCAAAGAAGCAGTTATATTTTTTCGCAAAAGCATACTCAGCAATAACTCCTCGTATATCTGCTAGTGTGCCATTTTGATTACCTATCTTTCTATCGGTAATATTATTGCCGCGAGCTACCAAAGACCTCATACTGCCAATGATTTGGCATGTAGCCATTTCTGATTCTCTAAGTGTTACTGTGACCATTATTCTACTTGGTTATAAAGTAATGACCTGCGGTCTTATGTATGCTTTTATTGTCACTTAATGTTTTTAGCGTCCTTTGTATTGTGCGTTGGCTTACTTCATACTTGGCAGATATAGATGGAACAAAGTCCGATGGGTCTACTCCTTGAGATCCTGCAGATTCTATTTCAGATAATACCCTCCCCGGTGTAATTTTTTGGTTAGGGCGTTTTAACTTATGGGCATCCAGTTCTTCTCTTAACTTAAATAATGGAAACTCCCACTCTACTACGAATGGCTCTTTGCCCGGAAAGTTTCGTAAGGCACAATGAACAGTATAACAGTTCTCCTCTTCATGTGCCGTAAGGCCCATGATAGTATCCGGATCTCTAGCAAAGACCCCAGACCCACTTACTCTATCTAGTGGGTCTTTCTCTGCTTGGTTACCCTTTGAGTAATGCGCTCCGAAAACTACAGAAGCTCCAGTTTGTTCAACAATGGCTTCTACTTCATTCATAAGAGATCCGATGTCTCCTGCACTATTTTCATCTCTATCTCCTAGTGCTTTGTATATAGGGTCTACCACAAGCAACGCACATCCATTTGTCATACGATCCTTCATTGCCATCAATACTGTCTCTAAGCAATTAGTCTGACCCCTAAGTGACCAGATCACTAGATTATCTGGGATCTTTTCTAAGCCCATCGCATTGCAGACACTTCTGACTCTAGTCCAAAAGAATAGAGAAGGCACTTCAAAGTTTAGGTATATAACATCGAGTCCGGTATCTACTGTATCGTGACCGAACCAAGGTGTGCCACTTGCCACCGATGCAGCCAAGTTAAGTAGCGTCCAAGTCTTATAGGATTTTGAGCCACCACCCAAGACCATCTTAGTGCCTCTGTGCAACAGTCCGTCTACCAAGACTGGAAACCTCATTGCCACTTGTTTGTCTAGATCTTTGGGACATTCAGATCCTCTCTCCCAGTTGCTTAGTCCTATTGAAGTCTCTTGTTTAGGACTAAGCTCTGCCCCTTGTATAGCTTGTTTAGAATCATTCTTATTATAATAATCACGCCCATTTACATGATTATTATTCTGTCCAAACTCTTCGGCTAAAGACTTGGCTGCGTCCTTATAATCGCCTCTGTGTTCTGCAGTAGCATACAAAGCAAACGCTGAGTAGTTTCTAAGTGGTTCTAAAGGAGAAGCTCCATCTGTGTAGCAATAAAACGAGCCATCTGTTCTTAGTTCCCCAGATACCCCTCGGCTCTTACCGGGGCGTGTGCAGTAGGTTCTATTTGCATCGCCCCTTTGAATCTGCCATCCTAACTTTTGCAGTATAGATACAGATCTCTCTCTTATATTAGGAGACTGCTCATACCTGTCTCCAATTCTGTCTCCAGGCCGGGACGTTTTCTCATAAACTTGTGTAGTATGTTCTGCTACATATACTGGCAATTCGACGGCATCTGGAGCATAATGTATTTGGCTATCATGGCTTAGCTC